AAACCTAAAACTAACACTTCCGTATCCTGAATTTGTGTCAAAATAACTATTTACCTTTAAATTATAGGATAAAAAAGATGAGTTAGCCACATCAACGGTTGTGGTTATCGTTTTTCTTGTTCCGGTTTCATTTGTTTGGGTTTGTGTATTTTTATAACTTTTACGCCCTTGTTTTGCAAAATCTGTTGATATTGAACCCGGTGATGTTGTGCCGGTTGAACTATACGTTGTCCATCCTGCCGTACCATGTTCAAACCCACTATTCCCAATTAAATTAACACTTAAAAATTGTGATGTTTGATGTGTTATCCTAAATATATCTAATGGTCTTAAATACTCTTTTAATAAACTATTTTCTATCGGAATTAAATTATCGGGTACAATTTTTAAAACATTAACCGTACTATCGGATTGCATAACAAAAAGATTGTTAAATATTCTATATTTTATTGATTCCGTGCCGTTATTTACAAGTGATGTTGATTCGGATTGTCTTATTCCCGTTGGAATTGATCCACCTTGTGCCGTTGATGAACTTGCCGTTTTAACACTTTGTTCGGAATAACTTGAATTATTAATTATATACCACCTACCAAAAGATTGAAAAATTCTTGAATTTGTAAATTTTAATATTTGCTCTAAAACATATTTGGCATTATTAATATTTAATTTATCTTTCATTAAAGCAAATGGGCTAATATTTAAAGAACCGGTTGAAAACAATGAATTATCCGCCTCACCTAATTTTTTAATATCATTAGAAACATAAATATCAAGTTCTAAATTAAGATTATTTAATATGTTTTTTATGTAATACTCAGGTGCTTGTGAGGCAGATGAGGATGTGTCTAATGGCATATCAAATGCATCTAAACTACCCAATCCATCAAACGCTTGTAATGATATTTGAAACGGTTTTGAAACAATTGCCTCACGAAAACTATCAACAACCAACCAACCAATCCAATACAATTGATAATTGCTTGATGAATCTTTATAAAATATTTTTACTTGATATTCCCTTTCGCTAAACTCATGAAAGTTATCATATGAAACCGTGTCTGTTACAAATAAATTAAGTGTACAAGTTGAACCCTTTATTGGCGAATAAAAATCATCATCGGATTCCCAAGTAATCACACAAGGATCGTTTGTACCAATTAGTGGTAAAACACTACCGGTATAATTATTTTTTAATATTTCTATTTTTTTATCCTTTTCGTTTACATCCGAAAATTCTAATCTATATTTAACACCGTATGCCATTTATAAAATTCTATTCCTATTTGAGTTTGCTCTTTGTAATGCAACAACTAAATCCTGACCTTTCAATGTAAATGAACCACCCACCTCAACTTTGCTTGAACCTCTATCACCAATCATACCCTTTAATTTATCTAATGGTGCGATAACCTCGGGGTTAGATTTAGCACCCGGGTACTCTCCAACCAATCCCATTGTTGGTGCGGAAACAATACCACCACTTGCAAATTTTGCGGGTGCTTTTATTTTGGAAAATGCACCTTTTACCGCTACCGCTGCACCTGCTAACAATGCCGGTAAAACAAATGATGCTAATGGTCCGAATGATAATGCCGTTTGCCCTGCCGCTTGTGCGCCCGTTGCCATTGTTGCCGCTAATGATGTACCAATTTGTGTCATTGCCGATTGTATCATAGTACCGGCAAATGTACCCAATGCCGTTTCGCCCATTCCCAAAGATTGAGCAATTGATGATCCCATACTTGCAAATGTACCTTTAACCGATTCACCCATTTCGATACCAATTTGTTTAAATTGTTCTAATTTTGATTTTCTATTATCTAAATCCGCTTGTAGTATTGCCGTTGATTTGCTTAATTCACTTTGCATTAACATATTACCCTCTTTTGCACCCATTGCCATTTGAGTTACCGGATCAATACCAACACTTGCTACACCAATACCACCTAATTTTTGTTGTTCTTTGTCACCACCACTATTATCACCACCACCTGAACCAAATATGTTTAATGAATTTTTAACTTTATCACTAATTTTACTTAAACTTGTTTTTATTCCCGATTCACTAATATGTTCTAATCTTTTGTTTAATGTTTCATTTACACCATCCGCCATCGCTTTACCAATATCCTCACCCGCTTTTTTTGCAATATCCTCACCCGCCTCAAATCCATCGGATATTACTTTTCCAAATTCACCGGCAATACCTTTATCGGCAAACTCAACTATCAAATTTGCAAATGTTGAAAATACGTTTATCGCTTGATCTATTTGTGATTTGATTGCTATAAAAGCTATTTTAAAAGCCGTTTTAATACCGGCAATTGTACCCCTTAATAGTTCACTTTGATTATAAAAATCAATAAATCTATTAACCAATTTAACAACAACCGGCAAGATCTCATCAAAATTTTTGCTTATAATAAAAACTATCGCACCCAATCCGGTAACAACTAAACCAATTGGCGTGGCTAATAATGCAATTGCCGTTGCTAATTTACCAACAATAAATAAAGCCGGTCCAATACCCGCTGCAAATGCCGCTATCGAAATAACTAAACTTTTTGTTTCATTATCTAAGTTTATAAAATCGGTAACAAGTGTATTTAATTTAGTTACAATTTTTGTAAATGCGGGTAATAAAATACTACCTAATGATTGACCTAATTGTTTTGATCCCTCTGTGAAAATTCTCATTTGGTTTGCCGCACCATCTTGTGTCCTTGCAAAGTCACCTTGAGCATTATTGGTTTTTGATAGAATAAATTGATACCTTAAATTAACCTTTTCGGCTTGTGTCATATCCTTAATATTCTTTTGGATATTTTGTGACATTGCAAACATTTTTAAATTTGCCTCGGTCATTACAATACCCAATTTTTTTAGGGATTCGGTTTCACCCGTAAAAACACCCGCCAATGCCGTTGTCGCTTGATCTATTCCAATATTTTTAAACGATGCTAAATCACCGGCTAAACCTACCATTGATGTACTCATACTTGCTGCCTCTTTTCGAGATATACCCATTGAGGTTGCCATATCACCAAAAAGTGCCGCCATATCCAGTGCAGATCCCTCGGCAATACCAAATTGTGTTAGAGTTGTTTTGGCAAAATCCCTAACAAAACCGGATGATTTACCAAATGCGACATTTACCTTATTTAATGATTCCTCAAAATCACTTGCTAATTTAATAGCCGCACCACCGGCAATCGCCAATGGTAATGTTAATCGTGTTGATAATGATGCACCAATGTTACTTACTCTTTTACCAAATGCGGATAGTTTTGAACTTGCAGTTTTAAGGGATGCGGATAATTTAGATGCATCCCCAACAATATTAACTCTTAATTCATTTGCCATAATGTAATTTTATTCAAAAATACGAAAAAAAAAAGCCATCATTTTTTAGAATTTAACTTATTAATTTTTTTAAGAAATTCATCATATTGTTCCCTTGTGGATTTTGGTTTTCCTCGTTCTAAATAAACATCTTGTGGCAACGGAAACAATTTATCCGGTGTAATCATTTGCCCACGCTTTTCGCAATTGACATTAAATATCATTGATGCCAAATATCGTGTACGTTCCCAATCTAAGTTTAATTTAATTGTATGTGATTCACCTAACAATTGGTTTTCGGTCCATGTGTTTGACCAAAATTCATTTGGATTTATGCCAACCTGACCTATGTAGTAATCAATAATATTATCCCAGGTTAGTTGGCTTTGGGCTTTCCCACTTTTGTGGTTTTAGTAACCTTTCGGTTTATACCCATATTAAGATCATTGCCTAAAATCCTTGATTCCATCATTGAACTTATAATGTCGGATAATTGATCGGGGTTTAGATCCTCAAGCCACATTCCAACTTTAAACTCATTATAATCAATTTCATTCCCTTGTTCTTGATCGTTTGCTAATAAACCCGAATAAACCAATGCACGAATCCCCGTTAATGATATACCATCTTTAAATACATCACCAATCTTTTCAATTGTAATACCTAAATTATCGGTGAAATTTGCCCAAAAATTCATTGAAAAATGCATAGTACGATTTTTACCGCCTATGTTTAAGGTGTAATACCCTCGTTTCTTGTTTGCCATATATATAATTTAAAGACACATAGTTCCTTAATCTATGTGTCTAATCTACTATTAGTTAGTACCTTTTGAAATTGTACCCGTAATTGTTATTGATCCACTATATGAAACCGGTGATTCCATCTCAGCTGACATTTCTAAACTTGAGAAAAACCCCTCACCCGTATAAATAGCATCCCCCGTTTCGGCAGTTCCGAATTTGAAATCTATTTTTGTTCTGGCTAAAAGAAAATCCCCAACCTCAACGGCATTATTAGCATCATCATAAGCGACTAAACCATCAAAGGATATTTCACCGGATCTTACCCCTGCGATAACCTCTTGAAAACCACCACTTGATTTCGTGGTTGCCTCCGGTAAGTCATTTGATAATGATAATGTACACGATGTTGTATGTCCTATTGTAACATACGAACCACCCGCACTATTAGATCTTGTTTGTAATAATAAATTAGTTCCATTGAACACTCCGACTGTTGCCATTTATTTAAATTTTTATTAGTTAAATTTTATTCAAATATACAAAATAATATTTTTATGCTGCCTCCCAATTATAGTCCGCATTTTGCCACTCATCAAAATTAGTATTCCAAACCTCACCGGTCCTTTCATCAATAAGAATTAATGATGTTAATGTTATCGATAAATTAAATGTCGTAGCTTGTTCAAACCCTGCCTCCTCCTCAACATTTTGTACAAATCCATCGCCAACTAAAACTAAACCATCACCAAAACCCTCAATATCTTGACTAAAATAAAACTTTGCTTGTGTCTTTAATAAAACCATCTCGGCAAGATCCTCAAAGGTTACAGAATCACTATAATCGGTTAATGCCTCAACCTCAATATTACCGGATCTTACACCCGCTATAACCTCTTTAAATCCCTGGGAACTCTTTGTTGTTGATTCCGGCAAATCACAATCAAGCGTAATTTTAGCGTTTGTTGAGTGACCAATTGGATCATCACCTTTATAAATCAAAAAACTCGATCCATTTATAGTACCCATAATTTATTTATTCACTAATATTTTCATCAATAGTTTTATATTCACCGGTTGGTAAATCAATTGAGATTTTGCCGTATTTTTTTTCCAAATCACTTTTTAATTCGCTTTGTTCTTTATTAAGATCCTCGGATTGTAGTATTAACGATTTTAATGCTTTTCTTGCATTCATTTTTTGAAAATAATATAAACCCAATGAATTTATAAGATTGTTGATTTTATTTTGATTTTCTTGTAAATCCTTAATTTCTTTTTCCTCTAATTTGCTCATAATTTAAATTTAATATTAAATAACAAAATTAATTATATAATTTTAAAACACAAAGTA